CTCTACAGACTGAGCCGCTTCGCTTGAGCCGTCCGCGTTCAGCCAATCGAGGTAGTTATCCTCGCCCACATAGCGAACACGGAAATAACCGCCGCAGAGCTTCGTGAGCTTCTCGCGCATCTCCTTCAGTGTGGTTGGACGAGTTCCTGTGCCACGCTGAAGCGCACCGAAGTTAACGCCAGCGTTAATGCCTACCTTGAACTTCTCGCATCGGTTCGACACGCGCGAGTTGTGCTGCTCAATGAACCACTCGAACAACTCGCCAGTCTTAGCGGGGGCGTTAATCTCGCAGTCAATCTCGTCGGTGTCATACGTCTTATATGGACGGACGGTGGTGTCATTGAGGTACGCCATAGCGCCCTCACACGTGACGTCAATAGATCCGTTCATGGACATCGATACTTTACGGATTCGACCACGGAAGAGAATCTTCTGTGTTTCGTGTTCCGTGAGCTCAATCTCGCGCTCGGTGTTCATAACCGATTCACGATTAAACGCGCGCCAGAGTGGGTGCGTTGGTTGCACGGTAAAAGAAAGAGTCGGAGACTGCCCCGACTCTTCTACAAGCTTACCGGTTGAGATTTGCACGCCTTCCTCACGCGGATCATGAATGACGTTTCCCGCATAAGTCAGTACATACATTTATGCCACCCTCTCCCACATATAAACCGCGCGATATGGTGGCATGTTGTTATGAGGTTGGCCGCCACCGACCGCATCAACTTGGAAGCGGTAATTGGTGTAGGTGTCCGCCGAGCGTGCAGTCCACTGGCTACCGCCGCCATTGTCCGTGCCATAGTGCATGGAAGTGTCGTGGCTGTGACTTGGCATTTCATTGATAGTCAGCGTGTGTGTATCCTCGCCGCCTATAGAGCCTGCGGGGAACTTCTGCGACTGAGCCAAGAGGAATACACCATTGAGCGCTTGCCATGTACCACCCAAAAACGTTGCGGGGTCAGTTGGCTTTGTGCTCTGATAAATTGCACCCACTGGAAACATTGCGTCCAGGAGGTCGAAGTTCTTGGCCAAGTCCTTAATAGTCTGAACAGTCTCGTCCGTGACGTCAGGCTTCGTGAGACCCAGCCTTGGAGTCTTTGTGCTCATTAAATGTCCTTCCAATCGAAGTTGAGCATAACTGTTGTGTTGTTGTGTGTCTCCGCGTCATCGACGTACGCATGCTCTCGCCATGTTCCGCGCATGTCCTGCCACTTCTTACCGGCTAGGCTGGACCATGTCAGACCCTTGAGTCTGTTCTTTCCAGCGCGGCCAATGTATGCCAGGCTTGTGCCGTCGAGCTGCTCCCAGGTAAGCCCCGCATAATCGCGCCAGATTGCCGTTCCGTAGTCCGGCGTAGTGTTTACGGTTACACGGTTCTTTCCGTTGTGCAGCTCCAAGTCTCGGTTTATCCACACACCCGGCTGAAGGTCAACGGTTCGCCCGTTGATGTTGACAAGGGCGCGTGTGTGGCATGTGATGGCCGGAACCACCGCATGCGCGGGGCCGTCGATGATGTAAGTCTTGCCAAGTTCACCGTCAAGCTCGTAGTGCATAACACCGCGCGACTTGTATGGATCTGCAGTGATTGTTAGCTTGATGTCCGCCGTCTCGTCGTAGAGCGTCTGGGAGGTGACCTCGAAGCGTCCTGTGTAGGTGTGACCATCGTCCCAGGACAGCGTGAACTCTAAGCGCCTACCGTGAAGCATGTTACGCATGGCGGTCAGCGTTGTCTCAACGCTTGCCCAGTCATGTGTGTCGAGCGGCGAGAGTGTAATGGTGATTGTCCGCTTGTCGAACACCGGCGCACCCGTCAGCCACTCAGACAAGTCCAACACGCCATCGCGTCCAGGAATAGACACCGTAGATGTTCTGGTGGCTGGCGGTTTGTCTGTGTAGTTCGTGACTGCTAGGCGATAGGTGGCGCAAAGCGGCACTCCATCAACCACAACCTCGTACGTGTCTGTTAGTTCCGTCATCTATTCGCCACCACCTTATATTCGCCAAGGTTCGAGTCAACGTAGGGCGAGACGATTGAACCGACCGTCTGGCCATCCATCACAACGTGCATGTTGCGCACATCTTCACGCAGTCCAGCAATCTCGCTAATCAGTTCGTCGTCACTCTTAGAGTTGTTCACGGCGTCGCTGATGTAGCCTGTGAGCGTGCTAATTGGCGCAACCGCTTCAGGTCCTGCTTCTCCGCCAATCATGGCCTTGTTTCCGTTCATGCCGAACATGGTCGGGTTCATCAGAACACCGCCGTCGGCGTACCACTCAATGCCCAGGCTTGGGACTGATGGTGGCGCGAGCGAGAATGAACCGGAAATGCTGAAGTGTGGAAGCTTAATCTTTGGGAACTCAAGATGTAGTCCGCGGAAGAATCCGCCGATGGCGTCCAGGGCCCCGGATACGGTGTTCTTGGCGTCACCCATGACGTTGCCAATCGTGCTCGAGATACCGTGGAAGATATTGCCCACTGTGGTCGAGATGCCGTTGAATACCGCCTGAAATGTTCCAGAGATACCGTTAATAATGCCGGACAGAGCAGACGAGAGACCATTCACGATACTCGTGACGGTTGTACTCATGCCCTGGAACACTGTCTGCGCGCCATTGGCGGCCATCTGCCAGTTACCTGTGAAGATGCCAACGAATACACCGATAACCGTCTGAATCACGCCGACCGTAGTCTGAATAATGCCGGAGATTGTTCCCATAACCGTCATGACAATGCCGCCGACAACCTCAAACGCTGCACCAAATACCACGGACACGATTGTGGCCACTGTAGTAAACGCCACACCCAAATTCTGCAGGACTGTGTCAACAAGTGGCTGAGCCGCTGCAGCGAACTGGGAAATGGCGTCTCGTGCCGTTTCAATGTATGGCGATAGAGTTTCAAACGCTCCGCCGACAGCTTCGCCAAATCCGCTGAACGCTTCAACGATTAGACCCGCGCCCGTGCTTAGTCCGTCAAGTGCAGGCTGCAGGATACTCATGACAAAGTCGGCCACCGGCTGCATGGACTGAAGCCACGCGTCAAATCCTCCGCCAGTGGATAGATTCGTGATTGCGTCCGCCAGTTGCTTGATTAGATCCGCTGCGCCATTGACGACAACCGCAAACGCTCCGCCGAGCACCTCAACGATTGAGTTGAGTACTGGAACGATGGCGTCTATTGCAGCGCCGAAGATTGGCCCTAGGGCGTTACCAAGCTCACCAAGCGCGCCCATAAGATTGCCAAGCGCACTTTGCAATGGTGGAGACACCGCGGCCAGTCCCGCAAACGCAGCGATAGCGATTCCAACAGGACCACCCAGCGCACTAAGCAGACCAGACAGAGGTCCAAGCATACCGCCAAGCACTGGGATATTGGCAATAACCGGAGCAAGGCCACTAAGAGCCATGGCCGAGAAAGCCGCGGCGATAGGAGCCACAAACGTTGGAATATTGCCGAGCTGCTTGCCCATGGCATCAATAGCCGGTGCCGCTTGCTTGAACGCATC